GGCCTTTGAGACCACTCCGAACCTTCCGGTCCGAGCTCCTCATGATACCTCTACCGCCGATCATTAGCGTCATAACGAAATTGGCTCCTCATTATGAGTGAGTTCTTTTTTGTTTATTGGAAGAAATTCCTTTTACTAGTCGGTCTGCGGCAAAAGGGTCATCGGATATCGCACCTAAGACTCTTGCAACTTTGAGGAAGCGGTCCAGTGCCTCTCCGCCTGTTTTTGTTTTCTGCGTTAACGCAGAGACATCAGCAGTCGTGAAGTCTGGAACTAGCGGAATCTCTTGCTCAGCTTCGGTGAGTATCCGAAGGATCTCGTCAACCGGCATGGAGAGGGTGTGCTCTAAAAGGAACAAACCATCTCCTCCCCGCCGTCCCGAGGGAAGCATCCTTATTGCCACTTGAAGGGTTTTTACGAACTCCCGATAGTCCTTAGACCATCGGTCGAGAGCGGTTGCTCTCTGTTCAGCAAAAACTTGTTGTAGAACATGTTCTACTGAAACACTGGTTTGGGAAACCAACCAGACTTCAAAGGCTTTAAGTTGCTCCCGGCTGTTAAGGAACTGTTTATAGAGGCGATCAGCCGCATCGCGGATGACCACCAATATAAGATCCTCACCAGCCCGACCGTATTCCTCTTTAGAGAGGATCTCAATCGGTTTACTCCACAAACTCATCTTTCGCAGCACTGCTGCTAAGAAAGTATTAATGGAGACTTCTCTGATTCCGAGTGCACTTAATCGTGTTACTCCGGGACAGAAAAGGACCGAACAGATCCAACTCACATAGGGGTGCATCTTTCCTTGCCTCAGGTCAGAGATAATATCTCTGTATGCTGAGGGCGTCACAAACTGACGTATCAGTCCGGACAACCAATTATTACCTTGTAGACTAATCCACCCTCGCCGAACTGCTCGAAGAGCAAGTTCAGCTCGGTCTGGAAGTGAGTCAACGCCGATCTCCTCTCGGAAAGAGAGGGGGGAGATGTTTTCATTCCTAACATATGATTGATTTGCGAAGTTGAACATCCCTGTAAGGGATATGAAACTTTTAGCTAAACCAACTTTTATGCCAAACGACTGAAGGATTGATTGGTAGGCATAGGCGACGTTTCCGTCAGCTATTACCACATCATCGCCGAGCACAAGATACCCCAAATACCATGCATCACGATACCCACAAATGTGGGCAGCGTACTGCACGAGTAGATGATGTACAAGGGCCATTGATGACCAAGACGAAAGAGCGCCCATGGGCTGACCCGTCGTGTACCGAACAAATTCATCGCACCTAAGGGCAACGTGGAAACCTTTTGGGAATCCATGAGCGACAATAGCTGCTAATCGCGAGCTAGAGGTCTCATCTTTACGGAGTTCTTTCGGTTTGAGAAAGTCTCGATTCACTAGGAGTTCTGACCATAGGTCCGTGACGTTGGCCCCGAGAATAGGAAGAAGAAGTAGTCTATACAACCCCATGGGGATGGTATCTGTAGCCGACTTAAGATCTAGTGAGTAAATCTCACTGTATCCGCGGTTAGCAAACTCTTTTACCCGTCCCTCCTGATCAAAAGTTGCATCAGTTGGGATGAGCTCAAGAACAGAGAACATCCACATGTGGATTGGTTTTAACACCAATTGGGTCCAGTAGTCGACTATTGCAACCACTCGAACTTTCCCGGCAGCTTCGTACAAGGCGTGTAAACGCCCCAAAACCACATCTTTAATAGGTATGGCTACCCATTTCTGGATAGTACCATCCTTTTTATAGACTGGTTTGGATGCACGGAAGCCGACGTATTGTAAAAGCGGTATCATCTTACCTATTTCCCGGAACTTCCGAAGTAGGTCCTTCTGGTCTGTGAGCTGGAGCCATTCTCTTATTAGGTTACGAGGCGCTAGGGTCCACGCGTAAGCGTCGATCCCGGAACCGAGAACCGAATTAGGATGATTGGGTCCTGCTTTCGCAGTATAGAAATACGACCGAACTTGGAGGTTGGGTCTAAGGGAACAACCGAGTACTCGAAGACGACGAAGGAATTCAGGAATGAACCCTTTGAAGTCGGAGAAGAAAGGAGATTGCTCTAAATCCGGATGTGGTTGAGTTACGGTTTCCAATGAAGGAAGCTCGTACTCCCCCGCGAAACCCTTGTAAGAGTTAAGCAGGGATACCCAAATACGGATAAATTGCATGTTCCCTCCCCGAATGGCCGACCGAGCGTACAATGGGATAAGGGTAGGTAATCCGTTTGTTAAACGGATCCGGAGCCCGAGATCTTTAGTGGAGGACAATTTTGTCCCCCCTAAGTACGAATTCACTACGAAGAGAGAAATCTTCAACCGTAGGATTACCGCTTGGATGCCTTGAGTCTTTAGGATGCGAAGGAGGAAATGGCTAAAAGCCAGGACTTCCGTTTTGTGCACGACCGGTGTCGGAAAGGAACCTCTGGCCCAGAAGAAGAGCTTTGAGCTCCAAATTCTGGCCCAGTTCACAAGGTTTCCCTCGTGAATCTGGATCATCGTAGTCTCACTATTTCGACCTTTCCAATAAGACGTGGCGAATGGACTGTGAAACTGGTATCTTACCTTTTTCATGGCTCTGTTCCCACCCTTACGGGAAAACGCACTCAACCATGGGTGTCCCTTATAGGGGGAATTTTGAGATGAAGGATCTGTTGAGCGAGCGCCATCAGGAGCGCTACTGGAGTTAGGGTTGTCACCGGGCTGCGCTAAAACTTTTAGCGATCTGTTCGATGTCAGAGCCACCCGTATCATTACAACGTAATCTTGTTCCGAAAGGTACAAGATGTTGCCAGTGTTTACTGGGTCGACTACGGCATACGAACCGGCCTCGACTTTGTCCCAGTCTACTCGCGGGAATAGCTTGTGGGATGGCATGATTTGACAAATAGAACTACTTGAAAACTTGGCACATGGAGTTCAAAATAGAACAGGGACCAAGAAATTGGTAACTGGTATATGGAGAATGAAGTTTGTCATGTTAGATAGTAGATTTAGTGGTGTGCTACGACCCCTCTTTCGGCTTGCGCCGGGAGCAGATCGGTCTAGGCTACCGCACTGGCAGATCGTTTAGCTTATGTCACCATAAGATCCTCGTCCACCGCATCTAAAGTAGGAACTACGCAAGTCAGCACTAATGTAGGAGGAA